ATCGACTGTTGGGTTTCCTGTTGTAACGTCATTCCCAGTCAATGCGTGATTTTGCGTCAGCACGCCGCTTTCAACGTCTGGCGCTCCCATTGTTATTGGCGAAGGTACAAAACCTTGTAATTGTGTTAATACACCCGCTCCAACTCTTACTGATCCTGTTATTACATCAGGCGCGCTAAATGTTTCGTCTTCAAAGATTGTTAGATTTGGAACGACAATTGCGCTTCCGTTATATACGCCTTCCAATGAATGATTTTGACTAATTGCTGTTGTGTCTACTGTCGGGTTTCCAAATAATATATCAGCCGCGGCAAATGACGTATTAACAACTTCTGTTAATGCCGTTGTGTCAACTGTTGGGTTGCCCATCGTAACATCAGGAGCGGCAAGAGCAAATTCTTGTGTTAATGTTGTTGTATCAACAACAGGATTTCCAAGCGTTACATCGGTACCAACCAATGCATCGTTTTCAATACCAATGTCGGCAATTGCCGCGCCTGCTATGGGATGAAAAGCTGTCATTCTTTTGTATAACCAAATTCTATAAAATCATCATGATAATGATCATTTAATTTTACTATATTTTCTGGTGTTAATATATTTGTTTGATCATCGCTTTGATATAAAAGAACGTCTTTTTTTAATAATCCGTGATCCGTATGTGCTTTTTCATATTCTGTTTCATATTTGTAAACCGTTATAGGTTTTGTTGTGCTATCTAAATATTCTTTCATTGTGTTGTTTGGTTTCCAAGAACCAAAACCTTCATGATTAAGCATAAAATCAATATCTAAACAATTTTCTTTGGGATCAGTTAATTCTAAATCGTATGCTCGACGGCATAAACTTTGAAATCTTTGATATGGATGACGAACAATTGTAAATAATTTTGAACCATCAGGAATGAAACTTTCCCAATGATTAACCAATGCAAATTCAGTTGCAAACGTGTTCATATTTTCTAAATCTATTATTTCGTGTGGTCTTAATAAATCTTGTCTTTCTATTGGATGCATCAATATATCACGTCCAAGTTGTAAATCGTGATTTGCTTCAAGATATGATGTTTTTAATGAAGTGCCGCCATTTCTCGGTATATGAACAAATGTCCAATCGTTTGTTATGATCATTGTTTAAATTTCAACCTCATTTCCGAATAAACATCAGCTCCAAAACCACCATTTTCAATCAACGTTACATCATAATTTAATTTTTGTGCCATTATTTTAAAAGCTTTCCAAATTCTGCCATGTTTATCACTTTGCCATATATATTCTTTGCAACCTAATGATTTCGTTAATTGCATCAAATCATCCCACATATTCAAATCAACCACAACTGGCCTGTTTGTGCTTGTTCTTTTTGCGGGCAAAAAAACGTTACAAATTAATTTTTCGTTTTCTATTTTTGCTACGAAATACCCAACAGGCATGGCGTGACCATTATGAATTACCTCATAACCTTCAATATAAAATTGATCATTGTCTTTTTCTTGTTGAAAGATATCTTGCCAATGTTCTTTCATATCTATGTTTTGCAAATCAGGTTTATATCTTTGCACATATTCAACACATATTTGTTTGCTGTAATCGTAACAAACATCAAACACTGATTGATTAAATTTTTCGCTTATAACGCCAAAATATGCCATTTATTAATAATATAATTCTAATCGCCACGATGATGCATTGCTTCTAGCCGCCGCAATACTTGGATTCGAACCGAAACGATTGCCAAACGCTAAACCAGCTCCCGCATTGTTTGTATCATATTGACTGTTTGATGTAGAAATTAACGAATTGTTATAAAACGTTTTGACATAATGCTGACCTGACAAATTACCGTGATTTCTTGAAAAGCTATGCAAATTTTGTTGCATATATTGATAACCGCCGCCCGGAGTGGTTTTCTGCATATTGTAGCCAATTCCGCTTATGCCGTTGCCATCGTTGTAGCCATAATCTGTTATAATTAAACCGTAACCTGTTGAAACGCCAGTCATAGCATTTACCATGCTTGCGGCTGATGAACTAAAGAAATATATTTTGGCGGGTTGTATATTTTTTCCGCCTGTTGCCGCAACGTATTGTGTTCCATATGCTGTAATTTGTAATTGAGGACCCGCGCTTGCACCATAAAATTCAGCAATATTAACGCTTGCTCCCGAACTTTTCCCTATTAATTGGCGAATATCAGTATCGTTAATGCTACAACTTGTGCCGCTACCACCACCAACTTCAACGTGTAGATCGTTAAATGTTATTTGACCGCTAGATTGAAGAGCCATTTTTTAGCGCCTCAATTTCTTTTGTTAATTCTTTGACTGCTTCGATTAACAACGGAACTAATTTATCATAATGTACGGTCATATAATCTGTATTATGTTTTTGATTTATTGGCGCGCTGTCTATTATTTCGGGCAAAACATTCTTTACTTCTTGCGCTGATACACCAACTTGTTTTGCGTCATTATCGAAACCTAACGTTTTTGCTGTTTCGTTTTCTGTAAAATAATAACCATTTAATTTATTTACTTTTGCAAGAGCATCATCAATTGTGCCGTGAAATTCTTTCAATCTTTCATCTGAAAAATAAGCATAAATGTTGCCATAAGAATAAAGCTGATTGGCATAAACTTGATTAAATGTTGGTGCGCTATTGGTATTTAATGTTTGATTTGCGCTATATGTTGTATAACCGCTTGGGTTTGTGCTGTTATATGGCGTATATCCTAACGCATTAGTTACATCACTGCTTGCAATCGCCGCCGTATAAAAAGGTGCTGATGTATTTGTTGCATTAGCGGCAATGCCATCCAATTTGTTTTTTCTTGCCGTTGTAAAATTTATTTCTGTAAGACCGCCATCTTGAACTGAATAAGTGGTGTTTGTATCTGTGCTTGAAATAGTTCCATTTGCCGCAATCGTTACATTTGTTCCCGCTGTTAATGCCGCAACAACGTTTGTTGTATCTGTTACATCAGCATTTGTTTCGATGCCATTTAATTTTGTTTGTAATGCGTCTGTGAAAGCGTTTGTATCCGAATTATTTTCATAAGCGGTTTTTATTTCGCTGTCTGTTTGATCGGCTGTTGCACTTGCTTCAATACCGTCTAATTTTGCTCCGTCAGTTTGTAAATCTCTACCGTCAACGGTGCCTCCAACAGTGATATTATTTCCAACGCTTATATTATTTCCCGCGTCTTCAAATATCATTTTATCTGCGCCAACAGCACAAAAAACATCTTTTTCGCCTGATCCCCAATTTACGGCTGAACCGCCGTTTGAACTGCTTATTACAACTCTGTTGAGGGTTGGCCCACTTGATAGATATACGCCCGTTCCAACTTCCCAATCTGTTCCGTCTGTAGCAACATAATGGGTTGTATTACCGTTTCCAATTGCACTGAAAGATTGATAACCAGTTTTAGCACCCGCTAACGTGAACGCGCTTAATCCTGTTGTGGTGGTGGTTTCCATAACCCTGTCTTTAAGAACAAACGCCATGTGTTGCTCCTATTATGTAGGATCTGGTATTCCAACGTCCAATGCTTCTAAAGAAAACGTGTTTCCAGATGTTACAGATTGCGATGCTGTCAATGCGCTCGTTACAAGCAATCTTGAATTTGATGTGTCCACGATTGCGTAATGGGTTGCTGTGCCGCTTGCCGTAACGCTTGCGCCTGTCACCGCTGTTAATGTCACTTGTCTTCCGCCGCCCGTTCTATCCGTTGGCGCTGAAATTGAAATTGATGTTGTGTTGCCAAGCGTATATGTGCTTGTTGCTTCTGCAAACGTTGTTGCTTGCTGTGAAGTGATGTGAACGGCATTGGCTTCTACATCAAGGACCGTTAGCCCATTGTCCAATACTCTATCTGCGACTGTAGCCATTTAATAACTCCTTATAATAATACGCCTACCACTCGATGCTGTTCTTGATTGGTCGCTGTCTGTGTTAATACCATCAATTGAGCTTTGATACAACGCTCCGTATTCTGCCAATCTTTCCGACTCCGCTAAATATGGCGCGCTGTGCAACAATGAACCATATAAATAAGCGTCAGGATAATTTTCTAATAACCAATTTGTTGGGTTGCCGCTGTTTAAAGAGTCTATCTTTTCATAATACGTCATTTCAACTGTATATGCCGTATCAGGTGTTGGATGCACTTCTATTGAACCATCTAAAATGCAATAAGATGTTGGCTTGCCTGTCGCATTGCTAACCTCTCTTAAATCAGCAATGCCTTTTGCGTTCTGTTGTTCCAATGTGCAAATCGGTGTTGTTTCAACGACAAATCTTATTGGTTGTAAAAAATCTGTTGGCAACGCCGTATATTGTGCATCGAATGATGCTGTTGCTCTTTTTTCCATGCGCCAATGTCTGATTTCTCTATTCAATCGGCTTTCAGCCATAACAATAAATTCGGGTATAACGGTGCTTAAATCATCACGATTTAATGTGTCAGCAATGTGTGCTTGTAATTCTGTATAATTAGATAATGCCATGATTAACCTCTAACCGATTTCTTGCCGCGACAACCCCAAGCTTTTCGTCTGACTTTTACTTTTGCTGTTTGTTTTTGCCCGCTTGATCTGGCGCAATAAGAGTCGCCGCGTTTTGTTCCTTTTGCTGATGTTCTTTTATGTGTTCGGCCTTTGCTGTCTTTATATGTTGTTCCATTAGCGTATTTTACTGATGGCGATATTTTTTTTCTTTTTGCCATTAACGAGTTCTGGATTCTTTGAATATTTCGATCAATCTATTTCGCCGTTCATTGCTCATTTCAATGAAATCTGGCATCAATTCATATACGCCATTGGCAAATTGCGCGTCTTCAGGCGCAACGTTAAATCCTTCTAAACCAATCAAATCAGGGTTTAATGCTTCAAATTCTGGTTCTTGCGGTTCAGCATCATTGCTAAAAACTTCCGTCAATTTGTTTACGATTGGCGAAACATATTGTTTTTGCATGGCTTCAGCGTCTTGCGGTTGATTATCTAAAAAAGTTTGTTGCGTAACATCACGACCACGACCGCCAAATGGTTCTAATGGATCAAGATATGCGGCATTTGCTGGCATATTCATGTTTGGCATATCTGAACCACGCGGCTGATTGTTAAACGGAACGCCGCCAACTTCGTCTGGAACAGATATCGTATTATTAAATGGCTCCGTCATTAATTCATCGGGTCTATTTGTCATTAATGTTGCGGGTCTCAATTTTGGTCTATTCAATGTTATCTGTGTGGGAGCGTTGTACGGTGTTCGTGTGCCTTGATCAACGCCGCTAATTTGATCAACAAGATTTGCCGCCGCGCTTATTAACCCTCCACCTTCATATGCGCCGCCGCTTGCTTGTGGCCCACCTCTATCTGTCATGTCTGTAAAATCACGATACCCAATTTGTTCGCGTGGCGTTTGTGATTGTCCGTATGGTCTTATTTTCGCTACATTTAAAAGATTTGATATAGGTCCCGCACCTTTAAAAAACGTGCCGCTTGTATCAAACCCGCCTCCGTCCGTTGCATCTTTCAGAAACGGAACATATTCGCCATATTTATATTTTTCGTGTTTTTTGTTTGTATTATAATAACCATATCGCCCATCGTTGTTAAATTTGGCAATCAATTCTTTGCCTGATTTGCTTGTTGGGTCGATTTGTGCGGGACGGTTACCGCCTTTGCCGCCGCCCGCTCCCCGAACAGGTGTCGGTGCTTTTCCAGCGCCGCTATGTCTTGCGCGTATAGCATTATGACGTTCTAAAGCGGCTTTGCGTTCATCACCCTTTAATTCAACACCGTTTCGGAATATTCTGCTCATTATTTTTTACTTTTCATAATTTTCTTTTGAAGAAATTTTGGCAACGTTTTTTGTTTTGCTGTCAATTTTTTACCGCCTGTTTTTTTCTTTGGCGGTCTCCCCTTTTTGCTTCCGTATGTCCCTTTTCCGTGCGGCATTACTTTCTCCTTTTGGGCTTGGGTTTTTTTGCTGTCTTTTTAGCACGTGCAAAATCAGCATCGGTTGGCGCGCCTTTCGACCCTTTACGTCTTGGCTTGCGTCCTTCTTTTTTCTTTTTATTGATATTGTGATATAAACCTTTTCCAGCCATGCGCGTCACCTCTGCCACATATATAGCAGATTATGCGATCCCTTGCAAATTCCTTCTTATTGGCTGATCCCATTCATATGTGTCACGTTTGCCAATTGCCAAATATCTCATGGCATCGCTTCCGTGTGACGTCCAATCATGCAATGGCCGACCTCGCCAATGTTTTAATTTTTCGTCAAATTCTCGCCTATATTGTGTCAACGCTTCAACGCCACGTTCACATTTATTTTCATCGAACCAACATTTATTCAACATTGACCGCACCGCTTGGATGCCATCATCAACAGATAATCGTGGCGCAATTGTCACATTTTGTATTCCAAGATTAGATAATGTTTCAATTCTTGACTTGCCTGTTCCCAATTCTTTAACTTGAACATCGTGGGGCAAGATGTGGTCAGTAAAATGATACCCCGTTTTACTAAGTTCTTTTGCATAATGATCTAGCCCCACACCAGAATTTTCATAATAATCAATCAATCTTATTTCTTGCCCCGCGTATTGAGCCATCCAAATCGCTGTGCTGTCGCCAATGCCCAAATCCCATGCGCTGACAACACCAATAGATGGGTCATATGGAACGGTTGTAATTCTGCCATCTTGTTTTGCTGTTTTCATTTCTTTTGCATAATATGCGCCGACAATACTTGCTTCGAATGAACATTCAAATTCTTGTTCATATCTATCATCACCCATTGCTTTCTTTGCTTCAGCCAATTCTTCAGCGTCAAGAATGTCCGTTTCGGATGCTCGCAACATTGAACAATACCAATTGTCATCTTTTTGCGCGCTGATAAATGTATCATAAAATTGATTTTTGCCTTTGGGCGTTCCAATAAATGTTGCGCGGCCTTTTCTATCGGCTAGTGACGGTCTTATAACCGTAGGCCATGCGCGTTGTGGAAAATCTGCGGGTTCATCTAATACAACATGATCAAAATATAAACCGCGTAAACTGTCGGGATTATCTGCGCCGAACAATCTAAATCTTGCGCCGTTGGGAAAATCGGCTCGTAATTCAGCAACGTTATATTCCACGCCTTCAATATCTTTTGTGTATTCTAACAAATAATCCCAAGCGATGGCTTTGGCTTGTCGATAATATGGGGCAATGTATGCAACACGAACTTGTGGACGATTGATTGTTAATGCGTCTTTTATCAAATCATTAATTGCGGCCACCGTTTTTCCAAAACGTCTATGAGCAACAATGATTGCGTATCGTTCTTTTCTGTTGTGATATGGTCTTATTAATTTTCGCGGTCTGTATTGTATTGTTTTAATCATCATCTAGCCATTTGTAAGCGACGATGTTGGCATCCACTTTATTTTCAATCTTATCTTTTTGGCCTAAATATTGTTTGCCGAGAAACACAAGCATTGTTGAATTGCCATTTTCTGCCGCTTGCCATTGCATACGTCTTAATGACATTTTTCCTTCGCTGTTATGCTTTTTAAGGAAGTCTTCAAAATTTGCATATCCTCGCTCTTGTAAACGGCGATTTAATGTTGTGTCTGACATATCTAAAACATCACAAATTTCGTTTTGTGTGCATTGTATCCTGATCATGTTCAATAATCGTTGAAAGTCTTTTTCTTCCAATGGCTTAGATACGCCTTTCGGACCTCTTTTTTTCAATTCTTTTGTTTTGATTTTTGTATCTGCCATAATCTTATTATATGTAATGTATCCCATCAATTTACAAGATAAATTTTGAATGATCAATTAATGTAATTATTTGTAAACAAAGTGTTGACATTTAACGTGAAATAACCTATATTATATGTATAAACAAAGAGGTTCAAAATGAATAAATTAATAGATGAATGGAATGATTGGCTAAACAATCAAATTAACATTGAAGACAAAACAATTGATGCCCAAGGTGCATTGTTGGAAGATTTGTCTGTAGAACAACAATCGTTTGTTCTTAATTTTATTGATCGTTGGGACGAAAGCAAGGAATTTTAAGATGTTAATTATACCAGAATTTTTGACCGTAAATGACGAATTGCAAAATATGTCATTTGACGAAGCCGCCGAGAATGTTCTTAATTTTCTTACCGATGCACATATTGCAAACGGACAAGAGGGCGATTTACTTGCCGCAATGGAACGTTGTCGTTCATTATATAACGAATTAGATGATGAATATGATATCGAATGTTTTTGTGAGGATCATTTAACAGAAATCGTATCTTACAATAAAATCTTTTCATCAATGTCACCTTTATTTGCAGGGTGTTCATAATGCGAAAACGTTTAAAATATTGGAATGGCAAATGTTATGACGCAAGACATGGCGGGGCATTTGATCGTGGGATGGCTGATTTTTGGTATCACCGCCCACGTGATCCACATATGTATTCTGATTCCACCGTATCATCGTTGACGATAACACAAGACGCAATGACAGAGGAACAAATTGACGATTATCATGCGGGATATTCTTGCGGGAAAGCAGACGGATCACAAAAAGAATATTAATATATTTGTAAACAAAACGTTGACATGATGTAAAAATTGTGTTAACGTTTTTTTATGTAATGGAGGTTCACATGAAAAAGATATATGACAATTTATCAGAATATGAAAAAAGCGTGTATGACAATCGCAAACATTTTACTTGTGTTCGTGGCTATGGCCGCAATCGTATCAAACAAATTTGTGCAGAGGAAAATGACGTTTTACATTTTATTCTTAATCACGCAAACGGTGCGATTGACGGAAAAACAATGGTCTATGCGGTATCCAATGACGATATGACCGCGCATCTTTGCAATCTTTAAGACGGTATAAATTTAAATGAAAAGGTTTTCGTCTTTTGGCGGAAACCTGATTTGCGTTTGCTATTGCCGCCTGGAATAAATTGGCTTTCTTGCGTATTATTCGACACGGCTGTTAATCTCCAATTTTTATGTTTCTTCATTGCGTAATAGACAGGCAATGCAGAAAATTTTGCTTGGACAAGAAATCCTTGTTCATGCATATATTGTGAAGTTAGATCAATCACCTTCATTCCCAACCCAAACCCAACATAATCTGGATGAACAACGGTTCGATTGCTATGCATTATCTTTTTTGTGCCTTTTCTATGCGGTACATAATTTGCAAAACATTGAAACCCAACTTGTTTATTATCTAAATAGATTCCAAAACATTCAATGTGGCCACCCGCCAATCTATCGCTTAGATAGTGATATTTGCTAAAATTTCGCCATGTATTTCGGTGACATTTGGCAATTTCGAATTGCATTTGTTCTTGTCTTTTGTATTCGCGCCTTTCCAACCTCCGATCAAGATAACTTTCATCGTTGCAATCAATAACCCAATCTGGATTTAACCATTCGAAAACATCATAATGACAAGATACAAGAACAATCTTTTTTTCAAATTTTCGCGCAAATCTTTGAACACAATGCGCCATTACTTTTGCAACGTTGCGATCAACAACCGATGTAAATTCATCAATCACAACGAATGGTCGTAACGAACACATTTGCAACGCCGCTTCGGCTCTTGCTTTTTGACCGTTTGACAATGCACCCGCGGGTTTTACCCAACATGGAACTTGTGACAACCCAATTCCTGTGAGTGCCGCTACACAATCCTCGTATGACATTGATTTTCTGAATTGTTCAATCACTGGTTTTTTTAAATCTAACAATTCATCAAAACAAGCGGGTCCAAACATTTCTTTTGCTAACGTTGTTTTGCCAGAACCCGAAGCACCAATTATTAAACCAACATTAAAATCTGTATGTATATCAGCTTTTACAGATAAATTATGCACCAATTTTTGATCAATCGGCAAATCAACGCTTTGCGATGCTTTGATGCTACGAAAACCTTTTGGCGGGTCTGATTTTAAATTGACTACAAAATTTTGCATTGTATTCCTTCCTGTTCAGCTTTTTCATAATATTCAGCCAATTGTTCTTCAGTATCAAACGTTAATAACAATTCATGTTGTGCAAAATTTTCGTCTATTTCTTTTATATCATCCAAATTTAATTCATCGAATAATTTAGCCAATTCTTGATCAGAAAAACCCAATAGATCAATGTCAAAATTTTTGTCTGTCAAATTGTTTATTTCGACTTTCAACATATCTGGGTCGAAAAACGAATTTTCCGTCAATTTATTATCAGCAATTACATATGCTTTTTTTTGTTCTTCACTCCAATTTTTTGCAATTAAAACAGGTACTTCTGGCATTTTTAATCTTTGTGCCGCCATCAAACGACCATGTCCTGCCAAAATTGTTTTTTCATCATCAATCAAAATTGGCATTGTAAAACCCCATTGTTCAATGGAATCTGCTATTTGTTGAATTTGTGGTTCTTTGTGTATGCGGCTATTATTTTTGTACGGCCTTAAATCTTTGACTTTCATCAAAGAATAATCTTTTAAATCCATCGTATTTTTTTAAATCCTGTTCTGTTATTAATTTTTCTTCCAATAATTTTTTTTTGCCGTTTCCAACAATATAATATTCGTCAACGGGAATACCGTCTTTTATTCTTTTTGCGTTGATTATTAACGTGCGGTCAATTTTTTCGTTTTGTGATGGGCTTGGCAATGTTTCTTTTGCCATGTCATTCATCGCTTTTTCCCTATGTTCTTTTACGGCTTTGATAAAAAATGCGATTGTTGGCCATCGTCTTGATGTTTGATTTTTTCTGATATGTTTGGCAACATTCTCTAATAACAATTTAAAACTGTTTTCTTTCAACAACGGTATTTCGCTGTTTATGTCTTCAACCATATTTACCAATTCTTTTTTGCTTGCATCTTGATCTAAATGCGGCGGCACTTCATAATTCTTTAGAAAATCAAACAACCAATTTGAAACCATTCTTTTTCGCGTTTCATAATTCATTTTAATAATTCTTCCAAATATGCTGTCGTTGTTCTTGCGGGCAACAATCCAATTTCATCGTCCCATCTTTCTTGATGTAACCAAGTTGAAGGATTGGGAATAAATTGTTTGTCTTTCCCTTCAATCTTTTCAACATAATTTTGCAACGCTTGTTTGATTGTGTCAAAAGGAACTTTTTTTAATGCTAAGAAAAATTTGGTTCTTGCCGCGCCTTTGCCAATCTTTCTTGGGTATAATTGCCAAAATTCATCAAACAAAACCGAGCTATCTATATCTTTTTTTAAATTTACATGGTTAATATTTACAAGGTTATTGTTATCAATTTTTTTGTCATGCCCTTGTAAATTATTTTTACATGGGTTGTTTAAATCTTTTACATCATCTTGCAAATGTAATTCATAACCCAACGTTGATTTGCCGCCATCTGGCCTGTGTCGTTGCGTTGTCGTAATAATGTTTTTTTCTCTTAACAATAAAATATGATTATTTACGCTCGTTCGTGTCATTTGGCATAATTGCGCCAATCTTGTCTGACTGGGAAAACAAGCTTTTGTATCATCATTGTAATGATCGGCTATCCAATACAAAACAATTTTTGTTGATGGCTTTAAATCTTTTTGTTTCATTGCTAACGCTGTCATGTAATGGGACATTTTTTATTGCCCATTTATGATTTGCGTGCTAAAGAAAAAATATAACATATACGGAACCTCCATTCTAGTTGTGTTGTATTTCTCCAGTGAGCGGCCTTCAACGAGGTCGCTCCTTTTCTTTATAAGCACATTCCAATTTAAAACAAGATAAATTATTTGTAAAATTTTTGTTGACAAAAAAAACGGCTAAAATTAATGTGTTAGAACAATTGGAGGTTCATATGACGAAAAAAAATCCTTACATTCAGGATCATCCATCGCCTGTTTTTATACGGGAAAAAATACAAGATGCTATCCTAAATTATAATACCGATATTCGTATGCAATGCGAAGCGGGGCAAATTTCAGCGCAACAATTACAAGCACAAATGTTTCCATTAAATGCTGATACCGTTATTTCAAAAGCGGTTACATTAGCTTGTGATATCTATGCCGAACAACAAAATTTGCGAGGCGACAATGCAAAGGATTGATACAGGTGTATTAACGTTTGTTGCCGATCAATTACGGGAATATTCTGACGATAATCAATGTTTCTGGGATACGTTAGACGGTGAAACGGACGTTATGTATGTTGTTGGCGAATTGTTAAAAGAATATCAAATTGCCAACGCTGACATAAATGCTTTGAACGAAGTGATGAAAACGTTCAAAGAACGTAAAGATAGATTTGAAAATAAAAAAGACAAAATTAAACAATCTTTGCAGAAAATTTTATATTCAACAAATCAAAAAAACATACCACATTCATTCGGCACAATAAGCCGAAAAGAAGGTGTAAAAAGTTTAATTGTTGATAATATAGACCAGTTACCTGACGAATTTGTGAAGGTAGAAAAAGCACCAATTAAGAACGCAATAAAAGAAAAATTAAATCAAGGTCACCATGTCGAAGGTGCAAGACTACATAATGGCGATCCAACTATATCAATAAGGATGAAATAATGAGTAATAATTCAGCTATAAAGGATTACATAGACGCACAAAGCGATCTAGCGTTGGCAATAAAAAATGCCACAGGTTTTGTAAATAATGATTATGCCGATTTAAATGAGGTTGTTCGTGTTGTTAAAGAAGCATTTCAACCGCGTAATTTTGTTATCAATCATGTTCAATTTGCGACCGAACAAGGTGATTTTCTAAAAACCGTTTTTGAACATTCATCGGGTAAAACGTGGGAAACGTCCGTTCGTTTACTTTATAAACCAAATGATATGCAATCGCTCGGTAGTGCCATAACATATGCAAGACGCTATGGATTGTCACAATTAGGTGGTGTTATATCTGGCAACAAAGATGATGATGGCGAACAAGCATTAAATCCTGTTGCAAGGGAAGTGAAACGATATGAATCCATAACGCCCAAAAAAGGCATTACATTGGCTCAACAAAATTTGCTTGAACGTGCTGTTAAAACAGAAAATTGGTTGATAGATGGCGCAACGCCAGAAAATTTTGAGGAAGGTTTTAACAGAGGAACAGTATTGGTTAAGCAATTAAATGAATTTTCAAAACGAATTGGAGACGCTGTGGCGGAAGCATTTTCAAATCACAAATTGGCAAAACGTGAGCAAGAAAATGCAACAAATTAATATTTTAGGAAATTTAACTGCTGATTGCAGAATGGGTGAATTTAACGGAACAGATGTTGCTAATTTTGCTGTTGCCGTTACCAATAGACGAACAAAAGAAGTTTCATATTGGGATTGTTCTTTATGGGGGAAATTAGCAACCGCCTTGTTTCCTTCCCTCAAAAAAGGACAAAAGGTTTTTGTTCAAGGTGAATTTGGAACAGACACCTATAATGGCAACACAAAATTGACTTGTAATGTCAACACGCTTGAATTGTGTGGCGGGAAACGAACCTCTTCCCAAGACGAACAAGATGAAAGCGAGGATACGGGCGGCGAAGCAAAAAAAGATTTTGATGATGAAATCCCATTTTGACAAGCCGACATTGCAAGTCTTTAAGCGTGATGGGGTTTTACACCCTGTCACGCGATATGATGCTGAAACAATTGAAGAAATGCCGAACGATCAATTGTTTGATTTAAAACCTACGTCCAAACGTTCGGAACAACATCACAAAAAATATTTTGCCGTTCTAAATGATGTTGTAAAAACAACAGACAAATGGCCTACATCGCAACATTTGCATGATGATTTAAAAATGCTTTGCGGTTATTATAGAACGGTTGTAAACAAACATAATAATCAAATTTATTATATTCCTGACAGCATTGCTTTTACAAAAATGGATCAACAAGAATTTTCAAAATTTTTTGATCAAGCAATGGGAAAATTATCTGAAGCGATTGGTTATGATCCTTTATGACTAATTTGGCAAACAAACCACCGCTTGGCCTCAAAAAAGAAAAAGCAAAAAAAAACCCAAAATATCTTGATAAGATAAGACAAATGTCGTGTTGCGTTTGTCAAAAATTTGGCGAAAAACAAAATTCACCGACAACAGCGCATCATGTAATTCATGACAGGTTCAGCACAAAAAAAACGGCTGACAATATGGCGATTCCATTATGTGAAGGTCATCATCAAGGTTTATGGGATCAATCAAAGATTGCGATACATAAAGAACCGAACAAATGGCGGGACTGTTACGGCAACGATTATGATTATTGTTCGTCCCATTGAATTTTTACATTGATATGTGGAACATCAAGAACATCACAAAAACGTTTATTAACGCTCAGATGCCAAACCTGACAATCATCTTTAAACGCGATTCCGTTGCACCCATCCAATATTGATTTTGCAATATTATCAATATCTGGGCGTTTGGGAATATGTATCCCACATTGACATTCAATCCGTTTTTGTTTGTTGTAAGATTTCGGAACTTCAAAATATGCGCTTGCTGTAATTGTAACCCTTCTATCCGTTGGGTTTAATTTTTCACGTTTCATTGCCGCCCATGCGGCATTTTTAATTCTTGTTTCATATTGTTTTGTTTCATTGGGCGTATAAACATGACCAGATTTTGTAAATCTTGGCCTACCTTTTCCGATGGGCTTGCCGCTAACCTTAAAATTTATTTGTCTTAGCATTATCAATGCATCGCCTTTTTCTTTTCTTTTATGTAAACATCAATATCATAAACGGACGTTGTGTCTTCAAAAAAAACAATAACAATTCTCCCACCATCGCCATTTTTCTTGGAATAAAAAACTGGAGAAATAACGATAGGATTAAATTTATAATCGTTCATTATTTCTGGCAAAAGCATTGCCAATTCTTCATTGCTACATTCTTCACCCATAAATACCATTGCCTCGGGAGGTTTAGAAGTGTCTTCCATATCTTCCAAATCAGACAAATCACTCAAATCTAATTCTAATTTCCGCGACATATACAAATTCCATCTTTTTCTAATTCTGAATAAAAATCATTTAACCGTTGTTTTGCATAAAAATAATCGGTGTTTGCTGTGTTTGGTTTGTCTTTACATCGCCGCCGTTGTTCGGTGCGATCTATTTCCGACAACAAAAAACGCCTTATTGCTTTTTGTTCGTCGCTTAAAATTTCGTTGCCCATCCCTGTGTCCTTGTCGTTTCACCTTCCAAACAATTTTATTTCTTTTAACAAAAATGTTTAAATGTGTTTTCGTCATGCCAAGAATATGCGCGGCTTCAGTTTGAGTATAACCGTTTTGTGATAATATCACCAAACTATTTATTTTTTCCTGATGGTGTCTGGCTAACATTTCATCCCACGTTTCAATGAATTTTATTGTCATATTTCACCTGATGGGTAATGCACAATCTATGATATTGTTGCCGAGATATACCGATTTTACGAGCGGCTCTTGATTTAGAGCCGCCACATTCTTGCAACGCATTGTTTAATAAATGTTTCTTTGCGTCTTTATGTTCTGACAGCAAATCTTTCCATTGCATTATTTCTTTATTGTCCATTAACATTCCATTCAAAATAATCTGGTGTAAGTTCTGGCAAATTTGTTGCGCTTTGTTTCGAACTTATGCGTGTTCGTGTTCTAAAGAAACCATCATGTTCTGGGTATCTTTCCATAAATTTTCTTGCAAACCAAGGAACATAATTATTATTTAATTTAAAAGATGATTTACCATCCACATCTGCTTGATCCGTTTCCCATCGAATACGTTCAAAAATTGCTTGCGCGGAATAATTTGCAAAACCGCGTGATATAATTTCATTTGTAAATTTTACAAACAACCTAGAAACCTCTGGGTGTTGTTGGCTGAATTGTGACGCTTGTTCATCAATTTCATCTTGTCTTGTTTTTCCGTCCATTGATTTCCTCCATTATAGACCAAAAAAAAATAAAGGGGGTTTTATCCCCCTTTTGTTAGATTGTTTCCCACATATCTGTTTTCATTGCTTTCGCAATAACGTTTTCTCTATGTCGGGTTGTACGAATTGGTGACGCAGTTTCTTTTGTATGCGTTGCCCAATGTGTCAAACAATTATACAATGCCCACTTTGTTTTATTCAAAGTTTTAAATTCTGTATCTAATTGACCCATTAAAGTTTCCAATTGTTTCTGATTGTGTTTTTCTTCAGATGTTTTGGAACTTCTTGCAACAACACATTTTTTAATAAAACGTTCTGCATCATCACGCGCAATTTTATGTTTTGCCCATTCTTGATAAACGTCTTTTTGATTGTGAAAATTTTCTAAACCTCTGACAATCTTGGCAGAACCGCCTTCGGTAGAAATTTGCGATGTATGTCTTGCCCATACTTTTGAAATTGCATCGGGTGTGGTGCAACCGTTCATGCAAAACAAACGCATTGCATCAGCCGTTGTTTGATACGCAAATGACCCATCAAGTGAATTAAATGCTCTAATTCTATATTTAATATGATCATTCTTTTTGGGTTCAATTATAAGGTCGTTAAACAAAACCTCGACCTCTAATTGTCTGCCAGAATTTACGCAACGAACATCAAATTCAAAATCTTTTGATATGTTCGCTTTTTTAACCGCGTCATATGTTGAATTAACAACATCATCATGACTTAACATTGTGTAAGTATCACGACAAACGTGCAAGACTTCGTCTTTTTCGCCATCGGTTCTGACAAGTGTTTTCCAGCCTTGAACTGGCTCAGTCATACCCATTGGGACAAATTGACGTTCTTCAACTGGGAAAACCCAATCACGATTTTTTTCAGTTATATCAAGCATTTAGAACCTCCATTTTTCTATGTTTGATATTCTTAATATAACAGGTTTGGCAGTAATGTCAACACTTTATTTACAATTAATCAATTTTTTATTTGTAAACTAACTGTTGACAAACGATTTTTAATATGTTATACTGTAATTGTTAACGTGCTGACATGACGTTAGCACGTTATTTGACAATTTAATAAAAAAAGAGGTTCAAGATGAAATCTGAAACACCACTATACTTTGGATTGATTTTGATCGGAACAGGTTCCGTTTGGGCTTGTTTCGAAACAAAACATGACACCGTTAAAAAAGCGATCATTAACCTTGTTGAACGTACCAAAGGTATTTACAACATTCGTGACGGAGATGCCGAAATAACGGTCAGTTTATTTGATGCTTCCAAACATGACGATTTTGGTTGGAATCATCGAACCACATACGGATACAATCATGACGAATTAGACAAAGACGGTCATATTACAAAACGTTATGATTTGTATGAGGAAGGTTTGCACTTCGGGCATTACGCAATAACAATTCCCAAAATGCGAAGCAATCAATGGACAGATAGTCCGAAATGGTTGGAATCTTTAGACACAGCAATCCATGAATTAAATCTATAACAAAAAAGCGCCCCTATCATGGGGGCGCAGTTCAAACAGGGAGGTTCGTAAATGCAGTATATAACAAATTTGGCATTTTTGCTAGGCATAACAGCGTTGGTATATTTTGCGCCATATATAATTTATTATCTAAATAATTAAATTGGTGAGGGGCGGTGATAAGAACAGGCAGTAATTTCACCGAGTAAGACCGCTTACAACCCCTCAAAATTTTTCTATAATAAAGAGGAGAGCATAACAACATGGAATTTTTTCATTTGTTAATTATTCATTATTGGATGAATGATCAATTGAACGAAACCAAAATATGGTTTCCAAATTATGAAAGCTGTTGGAATGAATTGTTAGACAACAATTCGCTTTATGACAGAATAAATGGCGAAGCGGGATGGTGTTTGCCATCTGACATTCCATCAAAAATTATTAGACCAAAAATCAGACCAGAAAAACCTTGATTTAATGTTGATCTATGTTATCAACAAATTGCGTATAACGTAAGTTATTAAACAGAAAAGCCTGACGGTCTTCCAGTGGTGTTCCCGTCAGGTTTTTTTTATTCTCTTATTTCAAAATGCGGCGCGTCAATAAATGGCCGTTTACCTTGAGACTCTCGCAATCTGCAATAATCTTTTAACGCATCTTCCATTGTACCGTCATAATCTGCGATATTATCAATATGCCAAGCCGCGCCCCACCTAATTCTTACGCCAACTTGTTTTGCGGCTTCGGACATTGCATCAGCAATTTCGTCATATAATTTCAATTCCCATCTATCACCGACACCCGATATATACGCCATCAAATCAACAGCAAGCCCATCCAAATGTTTCGATTTCATAGTTTTGGAAGCACCCTTATTGAAAAGAGCGCGTTGTTCTTCCATCGTTCTTAAACCACATATGCAACTGAAATCTTGCTTGGAAACAGAAATAGCATATTTAACTACCGCCACCATTCTTTCGTCAACGCCTTCTAAATTTGCAAGGCTTCCTTTTCCTAATTTATAAGTCATTTTACTTCCTTCCGAAAAATTTTGTTGCCGACCTTACACCGAAACTTGCCGCAACAATTACGCCCAATGTGTATTGATACCAATCAGGCATCGTTTCTAATGCCGCGAAACCATCAGCAACAACTTGTCGACCAGTATCTCCTAAGAAAACAAGCACAAGTGGGATGCTGAACAAAATAGTCAGCCATTCGTCTTTCCAACTGTTCTGGGAACCTTGCGCCATAATGCGCTCCCAATCTGCAATTGAAGTTTCTTTTGACAGCATAATTTTTGCTTTGGCTTCAGCTTCTGTTAATTTTAATTTTGCTTCTGCCGCTTTTACGTCTGCTTTTCCTTGCAACCAACCGCCCGCAATATTGGCAATTGGTCCTATTAACTGACCAATCATGCGTTTTTATCCCTTATGCTGTTGAATCCAAAATAACCAACGACAACGCCGCTTGCCGCAACAACATAAACGCTTGCAATGTCGGTGATTAATGATGCCGCCGTTTCAAAACCCAAAACAGAAGCAAGCAAAATAATGAAAGGATAGAGCAACATTCCAGCACAGCAAGCTTTGACAAGCAACCGCTCCGTATTACGCTTTTCGTCTGCATCGGCAATTTTTAGTTTTCTGTCTTCCACTTCCAACGCCAAAAATTCTTTTTTGCTTAGATTGCCATTTTTATCTTTGTCTAATTTTTCGAACTCTGTCATTTGCGTACTCCTGACATATGCGCCTATTATATCCTAAAATTATCAATCGTCCATTTTTATCGTATGCCGCCCATTTTTTCCCATGTTCTATTATTATTGGGTCGTAATCTCCAAGCACGAAACTTTCATTGAATTGTGGGTAACGAGGATTTTGGCTTTCTCCGCTTGTTTTAGACATTCCTCTTTATCCGAAAATGTAGCAATTTGATAAAACTTTAAATTGTCTGTATTTATAAAATGTAAAAAAACAAGAACATAAATCACGGCAAATAATCCCATATGTCTAACCACCCCATATGATGAAGGTAGGCTGTGGAGCCAATCACAGCCGCCGTGAGTAGCAAAACAATTGAAGCGGCGGTTAATGCCAAATCTGCTCGGTCTTGCGCTTCACGCCTCGCTCTGGCTTCCGCTTCACGCTTTTCGGCTAAAACTTCCCTGCGAATTTTTAAAAGCGTTTGCCAATGCGATGGCCCAAGACTTTCTGAAATAAATTTTTTTAATTCGGCTTCCGCCTCTGCCGCCTGACGTAGTTTTGCAAAACGTTCCATGGCAATGGCGTTCACATTTTTACCTGATACGCCTTTTTTTTGTAATTGTTTTTTTGCATTGTCGGTAGCGTCAAAAAATTGCCCAATCTGCTTTGATAACGAAGCAACGCTTTTCCCTGCGGCAAGACCAGTTTTCAAACCGGCGAGGATTGTAATTGGATCCATTGTTATCTACCATCGGACATTGTTGGCCGTCTTGCCAAAAAATCAATTGTATTTTCTAAAGTTTTTATTCGTGCTTGTAATTTAATAATTTGATTGAATTTTAAAAGAAAACCTTCTTGGGTTTCGTATATCTCCTCAAATTCGTCATATATTTCCGATATTGTTTCGCCGCCGTCTTCCTCTACCTCGCTTATATAGTCAATAATATCCTCTATATTTTCAGTATTTTGTTCAATATCCCGCAACATATTAACTTTATCGGTCGTATTGCTTTGGGCATCGAGGACAGCCACCGTTTCTTCCAAATTTGCAATGATAGAAGCTTGTTCACTGGCATACCAAACCATGCCGCCCAAGCTAGAACAAACAACGCCAATTACTGCAATATTGACCTTTGGCAGTTCCATTTTAATAACCGTTTGCAATCAATTTAGAAAATTCTCCGCTTTGCAATTTCTTTTTTACATATTCAGCAAACGCTTCACTTCCCAAACGTTCGCCGCTTTCTTTCATCCACATTTCAATGACAGTGAACGGTATACTGCCAACCAATCGCATATCTGATTTTTTATTGTGGCCATCAATATTTCGTTCTTTGTTGAAATCTAATATATCTTGAACGTCTTGTTTTCTGTTGACGATAATCTTGCCATCCTCATCAAAAAATCGCGTTTCTATTTCTGGATGATATGTCATTTTTTTGTTTTCTTTTTCTTTGGCGCTTTGCCGCCTTCCCACGCTTCATTTTCTGGCGTGTCAGGATTATCAGCGATCAATTGCCCTTTTTTGTTTCTTGCTCTTTTTGGTTCGTTAGCCATTACAGCCATGCCACCCGCAATTAATATCTTTGCATCAGCATCGCTTACGTCTAATTCTTGCCCCTCAGCGCATTTCATTCCGTTGACCCATGGGTTTCTATCGGATGTTATTTTTATTTTCATTACCTGTCCTTTAAAAAAAGGGGGGCGCAAACCCCCCTAAGTTACACTATGAAACGTCCGCAACCATACCATGCGCTTTTTCACTTGTCACTTGCAAACCAAATTCGCAAGAAATCAAGCGGCGCTCTGACAGACCAATTTTAGCAAGTGCTTCTTGCTTAGCAGTCTGTAGATATGCAACTTCCGCATATGATGGGTCCAGTACCGCCACGTCACGGGTACGGATATGACGCGAGGGCGTTATCTGAAGCGTTCCAAAATCGGAAACGTAGATATCAACCGCGGCTGTTAAACGCTTTCCGTCTACTTCTTGGAACTTTGTTGCGTTGCCAGTGAAACCCGAAATCGTTTGTTTTTGTGATGATCCACAAAGAACGATTGAAGGTGTTGCACCTTGATCCCAACAATTCGCAATCACTGTTTTAAGCATTGCTTCAGTAATTGGTCTAGCTGTTCCATCGGTAGCCGCCGCATTTACAGAACCCGCTGACCCTGTGCCTGATGTTGTGCCATCTGCACCACCAGTGCCGCGATCAACGTTTGTTGTCAAAAATGCGGGAAGACCAGCACTTGCTCGCGCTGTGCCAGAAGCACCCGCGTTTGCCGCTACGTTATCAAGAAGCATTTTTTCCATGTCGCGCTTTAATTCCGACAATTTGTAAGCAACCTGCTTTGCAACGGTTTGAGCATTTGCTACTCCATTAACGGCTTGGTTAGTTGATGATACTTCCACCGTTTTGGTACTGATCTGGGTATAATTCCCTTTTCTTACCGCGTTGGTAGGAGCATCGTTCGCCAAACCAGTATCGCCCTCTATCTGACGATTGTCTGCCGCCGCCGCGAGGTCGACTTCACTCCACTCGAAATAAGTGTTGTCAACATTACGCGATCCGATTGTTGTCATAAAAATAGTTTCAGTTGGCGTTATCGAAGCCATCGCTTCCGATAAATCCTCTCTTATAGTTGAAACATTATATGTTTCGTTTGTGTCACTTGCTACAGCCATTTTATTTTCCTCTTGGCAAAGTTACATTTCTAAAAATTTAGCAACGTCATCGACGCTACCAGTTTCCCGCATCCTTCCCAATCTATCTTTAGCGTTCCTTGCTTTACCCGCCGCCGCTACACGTTTATTTGTTGCTTTGACAGGTGGAGCTTTTGCCGCTTTTTGTTTAGCCGTGTCTTTTTGTGCTAAAATTTTGCGGTATTTGAGCGCGTCCGACATGATACGCAATTCGCCATTTGTGCGAACTGTTGCCATATCTGCATCCGAAAAGCCGTAAATTTCCATTGTTTCTTTTTTCAAATCTAACAATAAAGTTTCACGTTTCGATGGATCAGCAAATTCAGGCCACCAATCGCCTACTTTGCCTAATTCGTTTGCAACGAACCGATCATTTTGCTCCTTTTCGATTTTAAACCTTTCCTCTTCAGCTTGATTGTATTTCGCAACCCATGCGTTGCGTTCATCAACTGACCGCCTATGATTTTCAGCTTGCAAATTAAATTCCATCGGATCGGTAATCTGCAAACTTTGATCAGGGTATGGTATGATTTTAGGTAAATCACCGTTTTGCATTTGTTCACTAATTTTAGAGATTTCAGTCATGCGTTGGGCAAATGCGGCTTTTTCTGCATCTAATGAACTGCGCTCCTCATCGAGCGTTTTCCTGTTCTCAGCATTTTCAGCCATGCCTTTTTGGATGTATTTTTGCCCCGAAAACCCTTGGATTAGTTCTTTGACAGTGCGGCTTTCTGTTTTGCCATCAACTGGCACTTCAAAAACCATGTCAAAAACGTCCTGACTTTCGGTTTCAACTTCCTCAGCATCATCTATGTTTTCATCAATATCGCTTGATGCTTCGATATCATCCTGTTCGTCTGTTGGTTCTTCCACTGCTTCCGTCTGAGTGTCTTCAGTTGCTTCTACAGTTTCGGTTTCTTCATTCTCAGGATTTTGAGGTGTTTCAAATAGACTTGCGGCGACCGCCTCAATATTATCGCCGTCTATTGGGTTAGTCGTTTCTTCAGCCACGGTGCTTTCCCTTCGTTATGAGCGTCATTGCGTCAACTTTCGCTTGCAACTTCGCTTCGATTAAATTTAACGCCCGCAAAACGGCATGAGCATCCTCACGTTGTTCCGTTTCGTTGGCACTGCTATTTGCGAAACTCAACATTTGGTCGTTTCGTAAATCCTTCATTGTTTCAATAAACGTTGTATTTGACAGCAATGCTTGCGCTTTTTTTGCTGATTTTTCAATATCCTTGTCCATTCATACCCGCTGTTTTCATTGCTTCGTTGTGTTCACGAGGACGATTTTGTTCTGCTTTAATTCCCTCAATATCAATTGCAGTGTCATATTTACCAATCATTTCGGCAAATTTCACTGCGATATCTTGAACCATCTTATCGCGTTCCAAATCATCTTTCATTCCTAGTTCATGCATTTTAAAATCAGTTTGCATTTTTGCTTTTGCCAAATCATTGTTAGATTTCATTTGTTCTGCGGCGAGATATGCTTGATTTGGGTCTTGTTGTTGCGATGCTAATCTTTGTTGATTTGCTTGCGCGTTTGTAATCATCATTTGTTCAACTTCTGGTGTCATCGGCATAAAATACCTATCAGCATTTCTAACACCACCAATTGCAAGAATATCGGCAAGCGTGTTTCTAATTTGCGTCAATGTCACAATGCCATTTTGTGCGCCATATGCTTGATATATTTGCTGTTGAATATTTAACGCTTGTTGTAAAACAGTCATTCTTTCATTTTCTCGACCGTTACCAATACCAACGTTAACAATCAAATCCATTTCAGCTTCCCAACCTTTTGGGTTCACTGGTACGAACGACCCATTCAAACGCATCATTTCAACTTCATTGCCGTTTTTAACCATCAATCGCAACATCAATGAAAACATTTGCTTCATGCCACCTTCGGCAAAATTTCTAGCAATAACTTCCGCTTGTCCTGTTTGCCCATTTTGTGATGCCGCAATGGCGGTTGCTGTTGTTGATTTTAAAACATTCGGGTCTAAACCTTGCGCCATTTTTGAAACGCCTGTTTTGTTATCAACCAATTGATCAAAATATTGCAATGCGGGTAATGTGCTTCCCGCGGTAAACGGTATCGACATTTCAGTTATTGCATTTGGGTTTGACACTCTAACAATTCTGCCGATTTCGTTATTCAACAAATCCTCTATTTTTGCTTGACCTTCCATTACTTGAACGCCTGGATTGTTTGTCAGTGCAACGTTATCTAATACACCTCTAAGCATTGATGTTGCCGCGTCTTGATCATTAATTACCAAATCAACCAAAGATGAACCAAAGAAAGCGTGTGGCTCTGGATCACATTCAAAAATTGCATATGGAACTTCGTCCGCTTCATAGAAATCTAAAATTTTAAATTCGCTTCCCGCACAAATAAATTGATACAATTTTGGAACGCCTGTTCCTTCCACATCTAATTTCATAAACGCATTTGTTACGCTTATTTTTTTAGATGCCGCGCTAATGTTTTCGTCTTCACTTTCATCGACAGCAAAATTGCGTCTTTCAAATTCTGCTTCGTCATCTGTTACGCTGTAATTTCCATAATCAATATCTTGTATATCATCTAATGAAAAACCCATTGCTAACAAATCGGCAACTGTCATTTCGCTTGTATGACCGACAACATAAAAATCATCTAATGAACGAGCGTTTCTATCTACAAAAAAATCCTCTGGCGGCAACGATTGAATTGTTATGTCGCCTTGTTCATAAGACGTTCCAATTTTTACATCATGCTTTGTTTGCATGACTTGATTTCCAGTTTCGTCTTCAAACAATTCTTGTGTTTCTGTATGTTCTATAATTTCGGCATTTTCTTGAGCCGCAAGAAAAGAAAACACATCATCATTTATTCCAACGTGAGTTTCAATTTCTTGTCTGGTTTCTGTATCATAATAAACATACGCAATTCCCGCTTTTTTTACGAGCGCATCTTGGAACACGTCCGAAAGCACTCTGTACCCGTCATGCTGTGCAAATTTGTATGAAATATATGATGTTGCTTGTTCTGCCGTTGCTACGTCCTCGGGACCTCGCGGCACAAATTCAACTGGCTTGTCGTTTGTAAGAAAAACACGCTGAATAGATGGTTTTATTCCTCTTACAGCTTCACGACATTTTGTTGCAACGACTTTGCTTCTGCCATCCTCATGACCAATGTCAACTTCGCCATCAAAATATCTTTGTGCTTTTATTCTTTGCGGTTCAATTTCACTGTCTATAAAATCAGTGGCATCATTTATTGCTTTGGAAACGATGTTTTCAATTTCTAAACCATCTAATTTTTTTAATTCCATGTAAATGTCCTATCTATTTCCAAAGATTCCACTTAATGGTGGCGCTGCAGCCGCAATTGATCCTTGTTGTGCGCCTTGTCTAACCATTCGAACGGCGCGTTCCACTAAATCTTGAAGCTGTGCGGTCATTGTATTATCTTGTAATGCTTTTAATAATTCATCACGATTTGTTGTTGTCATAATTCTAACCACTGCTTCGCGTTCTGCATCTGTCAAATCAGGACGCAATTGTTTTGCAACTTTTTGAGTTGTTCTTGCAAACGCAATTGGGCTTGAAACGCTTTCTATTATATCACCCATGCTGACGTCCGCGCCTTGTCTTGCTTGTCTTGCTTGCGTTACTGGTGTTTGTGAACCGCCTTGAATTGTTTTATTTGCTGTATTAAATCGTGAAACGGTTTCTAACATATCCTCAATTTCATCAAATGATTGATCTGGGAAAATACGTTTAAAAATTTGTCCTTCTTTGCTTTCTTGATTTTTAATATTTTCAAGAAAACTTTTTCTAGAAGTAGAAGTCATTTTGTCACGAATTGCTTGCATAAATCCCGTTCGATATGCTTTTAATTTATCAGGATTGCTTGCAATAGAATTAAATTCAATGTCTATATCTGCGGCTTGTTTGCCAAACGCTTTGCGCCCACCGTCAAATGCTTCCCGCGATGTTCTTAATTTTGCCGCGTCTGCTCTTGTTTTTCTCAAATCTTTTGATTGTGCATTTAACGATGATTTTAATTCGTCTTGTGCTTCAGCGATATAAGATGCCACCGTTCCTTTTTTCTTATCAAATTTACTGTTCGCCAAATCTCTTATTGTGCGGCGAACGGCTTCAACTTCACCGACTGATATTCCTTCAGCCAATATAATTTCGCCAGTTTCTTTATCAAACGAAACTGCTTTTGATCCTGTTTTTGCTTGAAACAAATCATCAATATCTTTTTTTGCTGACGGAACACGCTTAATTGCTTTTTTCAATGCTTCCAGAACGGCGGCGTTTGCGTCTATATCGTCAAATTTAGAATATGCTTTTCTTTCTAATGCTTTTGCCGCGTCCTCATCCATTGTTATTTTCTTTAACAAATTCGGGTCTTTTATTTCTGACAATTTATCTTGAATTTCAGCAACAACGTTTTGTCGTAAACTTCGACCCACTGTTTTATCATCTAATGAGTCTTTTAATATTGTTGCGGCTCGACCACCTGTTGCTCTGTATGAGCGCAAGTCTTCACCGATATTTGGGTTTGTTGCTAACGAACGACCTTTTGCCGCGTCTTCAAGCACTTCGTCAACTTCCAACATTCCATCGCTAACAATGCGTCTTGCTTCGGAATCAACACGGCTTGCATTTCTGCCGCCTAATTTTCTCAATATCGCGTCTGTAGGTTTTGTAACCGCTTTTTCTAAAAATGGCATCGCTTTTTGTGCCGCGCCGCCAATTGCGCCACCTGTCACACCGCCAATTGCCGCCCTTTGCGCTCTGTCAGCAATATCACCTTCAGATGTTCCCGCGCCATAAGCCGCACCGCTTGCCGCTCCCGCTTTGATTGCACCTTTCATTGTTGTTGGTGCATATGCCGCCGCAACTTTTGCCAATGCAGGATATTTTGACAATACACGACCCGCACCCGCCGCCGCACCCGCGCCACCAGTAAATAAACCCGCAATCATGCTTGGCAATGCGGCACCGCCCAATTCATAACCTAATGCTTTTATTGGGTTTGCGTCCGAATAAGCTTTATTTAATGTTCTTATTTCTTTTACCAAATCTTTATATTCGCGTTTGCCTAAAGATTTGACAGCCGCTTCTATTTCATCAGCGAAACCAAACGTTAAGCCTTGAGCAAACATTCGCCCCCTTTGTGTTGGGGTTTCAGCTTTTACTTTTTCTTTTTTTGCTCGTTTTTCTCGAACACGATCAAGAATTGCTTGTTGTTCTTCAGATAAAGCCACTTACATCTCCAAAAATTCTCGTTTTTCATCAAGTGTCATTAATTCCCAATCGTCTTGCGTTATGCCCAATTGAGCAACGTTTTCAGGAATTTTTTGCGGTACGACTGCATCAGGCTCCTCAAACATTGGGCCATAATATATGTCCTCGAAATCAATTCCCAATTTGTCGGCTGTCGCTTGATATCTGTCTAATGTTTCTTGTGCTTGTGGTAAAATTGCCGTTAATTTTTCTCTTGCCAATCTTGCGATTTCTTCACGAATTTCTGGGGGCAATTTACCTTTATTTGTAACCGCATTTTCTAATGCTTGTTTCAATGCTGGTAATTTTGCACCCGCATTTTGTACAGCCGCAACTTCACCTTCTCTGGCTACACTGCCCGGATCGAGAATTTTAGCAAACGCAACGGCCAACGCATAATCGCTAACCGCGCCTCTATTATTATAAAATGCTTCAATGCCGTCATAACCTTCGGAAATCTCTTTATATAATTTTGTGTCTTTCCTAACATCACCTCGCAATGCTTGCATTGCTGACATTTGCTCTTTTGAATAACCGCCAGTTGTTGGTTTCATTTTCAACGCGGCCAAATCGCCCATTACCTCACCCGCAAGTGCTGGGTTTGCCATTACCATAGCGGCCAATTCATCGTTGCCTGTTCCTTTTAAATACGTTGCAACATTTTCGGCTTGTTGTTTTTGCAAATCTAATGCCATTTGTGTTTTTTCTTTTGCCGCCGATTGCGTTCTATTGAATTGGTCTTGCGATTGTAATGCGTTGAAATAACCCGACATTCCTTGTTGCGGGTTTAATGCTCCTGATTGTATGCCAGACAAAAATCTAGCCGCCAACGCATCGCCTTGTTCTGCTTTTTGCTGTAACGTTTTTATTGTTGTGTTTCGTGTTTCTTGAGCAATGTTTTGTTTACTTCTGTCATCCATCATTGCAAGATAATTTGCCACATTTGGATTGACAGGATTTAATAATGCCGCCGAACGCCCTAATCTATTTAATATTGATAATCCTGTTCTTTTATCGGGTTTTATGAAACTGTCAAAAATCATTTAAAAACTTCCCGCCGCCATAATATAATCAAAAATTCCTGGTTGGTAACTGTCTGATTCGCCGCTAACTTGCGGTTGCGCTGATATGGCTGAAAGCATTGTATTCAAACCTTGTTGAGGTTGTCCTGTGTAACCGCCATATTGTGTTTTTGCATTATTCAATAAATTTTGCATCAATTGCTGTTGCATTGTGCCTTGTTGCATTTGTTGATTTGTAATCGCTTGACCCATATTGAAAGCTTGTTGACCGATGCCTTGTAAACCCGCGGCTTGTTGAAATGCATTGTTCATGGCGGTGTTGTAACCTTGTTGATTTAATTGACCAACTTTGTCTAATGCTTGCTGTTGATAGCCTTTCATTGCTTCAGCACCTTGTATGCCATGCCGTGAACCGCCAAAAGCACCCGCCGCTTGCGCTTGAGCATCTAATGTATTCATTCCCATTTGCGCCGCATTGCCAACATCACGCAATGTTTTATCAACAACGTTTTGCTGATATGGGTTCATAAATTGATTAACGTTTGGATTAGCATAGGCCGCACCCGCCATATTTGTTGCGTTAGCCGCATTTTGAAACACGCTTCCGCTCATTGGGTTAGCCATCATGTTTGGGTTTCCCGCTCCCGCCATTATTTGCCTCCTTTACCGCCAGACATTTCTATTGCAACTGGTTGTCGTGTTGGTGCGTTTGCACCCGCCTGACCAGTAACAGGATCAATAACAAAACTATCAATATAATCAGCTTGCGCGGGTCGTTTCGCTTGCAATTCAGAAACTGCCGCGTCATATATATCGCCCGATGAATAACCCATGCCGCCACCCATTTGTGTCGCTTCTGGAAAATATGATTGATTTCCCGCTGTTGGCATACCGAAAGCTTGCGCCATTGCATCCGTTCCAGCAAATGCCGCATTTTGCATTGGCGAAAATGCCGCTACGTCAGGACCATAATACGGAACATAACCAACTTGCGCCGCGTCTGTTCCCATCCCAATGCCTTGTTGTATGGCTGTTTCCATAAATTTTGGCATTGTTGTTTCTTTGTTTCGTCTACCGCCACCGCTCGACATATTAAAGCTCCTTACCCATAACGTTAAACAACGGCTTCCAACCCAATGATTTTAAAGGTTTTTGCCATCCGACACGCCCCGACATTCTTGCTTCAACGCAACCTTGCGCCTTTGCCCATGCTTTAACATCGCTGTCCATGTCTAAAATTTGATCCAATTCGCCGCCCGCTAAAAACACATTTAACACTCTTTTTCTTGGGTATATCACAATTTCTGTAACAATGCACCCCCTCGGGCTTGGCCATAATTGCATGATACCTTTTATAATGTTTTCTTTAACATCATCGAACGTGTGTGTTCCACCAGAATATTCCAATGCCGCTTCAATCCACGGCTTACAACGTTCTAATTCATTCACTGGCATATCAAGCATTTAATACGCGGACAATGCCGCCCTCTTCCAAATGTTTGTTGTTCCATCATAGTCTGCTGTGCAAACGTAAATATAATTCCCATCCCACGCCAACATTCCTGTCACGTTTCCCGAAACGCCTATGCTATTTGGTGGGGTTGTTTGTTTCATTGCAATTTGTTTAAATTCGTTCTGCGCCGAAACAACAGGATAATTTTTATCATCATCCCAAAGAAAAATGCCGTTTTCGCTTGGGTTATCGTCCGATGTTTTAAAATACAATTTACCTAGATTTCTTGTTAGAAATAAATTTAATTGTCGCCCCCATTGCCGAATGTCTTCACCTAATATTGGCGGCGTAACTGGCATTAACGTTTGCCTCCCGCTTTAACATCTAATCGCATTACTCCAACACGCCAATCGACATTGTTGTTTCCTTCAACTCTCATTCTTAATTGTCTGCCAGAAAATCTTACCGATGTTGGGTTGTTTGGGTTATATGATCCCGTTGTTGGAAATGTTCTTTCTACATCATTGGGATGAAAACGTGTTTTAAATTTTAGATTTACATCGCCTTGTGTTTTTTCATCAGGAATTAGATTTGTAACCTTTGCAATCTTTTCACCTGTCCCGATTTGTATCGGACCCGTTTCACAAAATATTGTATTGCCATCGTAATTGTTACCATATTCATGATTGTATATTGTGACTTGATCCGCAACCGTTGCCATAGCACCCATCATGCCATGATTGACACAATAATAATATAATGTCGGCGCATAATTTCCGACAACAATTTGCGTATATGCTCCCGCTTGTCCCGCTGTTCCGACAACAGTCACGCCTTCTAAATATTCAACGCCATAGCTATGGGTGCCATCTGGTGTTGATGAAAAACGTAGCGGGTGACCAGAATTTGACGAATGTGATTGATCAAATATGTAAGTTTTACCTTTGACCAATTCAATTTGCGGTGCTGAACCAGAATAAAGATTTAATTGATATTTGTTTCCACTATCATTAACAACCGTTACGTTTATTGTTATGGTTTCAGCTAATTCACCCGACATAAACGGATTAGCAAAAACACCGCGAGAAACGCCAGATGTTCTTGAAAGATTGCCAATTAACCAATGACCTTCTTTTGAGTCGTATGCAACATATCGGTCAATTTCTTGTGATGATGATGAACAATAAAACCACCAAATTTCATCTTCCGTTCCGACCGACATTCCCCAAACCTTAGATTGTTGGTCTTTGTTAAAGTCACCGAATACATAATCATGAACATCACATTTTAATGTTTGAACTGTGTTGCCATCGAAATAATGAAAATTTTCTTGCCCATACCAAAACACGCCGCGATCAACAGCCACCGCGCTCAAACGTGACACAGCCCCGCAATGTGTCCCAATTCTTTGGAAGGAATACACATACGGCGGGGCGATATATTGCGCCACATGGGCATCTGTATCAGTTAAAATCAATGTTACGCCACGACTTCTTATGCCTTGCATTATCTGGCCTGCCGTGGCTAATTCTATGTCACCCGCTTCATTGGTTGCTAATGGGTTCCAAACGGTGTTATTTTCTTTATCACACCAAGAAATTTTGCGGCTATTGCCACCAGAACCCAATGCAAAAATAAATCGTTCTTCCGTTACAACCATTCCTTTATTGTTGATTGGCGCGTTTGCAATTGGTTCAATTACCGTTTTTTGTCGCAATAGAATATTATCAACATAAAATTCGGGTGTGTTTAATGCTTGCGGAATTATTTCTATTTTTGCTGCTGTATCATCGGGTCCAAATCTAAATGTATTTTCACCAACATTTAAAAATTCATCAACAAAAACCGTTGTGGTTGTTAACCCTGATATTTTTAATTTTACGCTTGGTTTAGCCGCAACGTTGTTGTCTGTATTTGGGTCGTCCAATGTTATTGTAACGTCATGACTATCTTGATCATCTGGCGTTGCAACCAGACTGCCAAATGTTTGATCTAAATTGCCAAACGATTGTAATTCTAATTGATGAAAACCACCCACAACATGACTTTTTATAAATCTATGAAAACCTGTTGATGTTCCATCTGTTGTTATATCAATTGGAGTACCAAAAGGTGATACCACCGAAACACTATTTCCCATGCTTGTGCCATGTGTTTGACAAAGATATTCAGCAACACGAGTATTGCCTCCAGAAACGGTTATTGGCAACGTTACCGTTGCGCCCGCTTGTCCCGCGGTGCCACTTACTTGATATGCAATTGTTGGCACTCCAGACGCATCACGAAATTGAAGCGGGTGGTTTGTGTTTGAACTGTCGGAAACATCGAATATGTAATTTTGACCTCTTAACAATGTAATTGCGGGTGCTTCTACTCCATCAAAATAATATTTATTTGCGCCCATAACATTCACAACCGTCACAACGATTGGCGAAGCATTTGACAGCGTTGGCGTTGTGTTTGCAGTATAATCATTTGACACTTGAATTGTGTTAGCCGCATTGTCCCGATTTATAACATAATAAGAATTTCCAGGGGTTAAACCGCCAACTGCAACCGCGCTGTTATGAACGCTATAATAAAAGCGAAAACCATTTACAAAACTTTGTGGCCCAACTGTTGTTGGCATTTCAATCGTATCGTTTACAGTATCAAAAAGACCGCTCCCGCCATTAATTTGCCAATTTGGTGGATAGGCAAAATTAATAGCACCACCACCCACTGATGCTTCAAGCTGAACTTCATTATTTCCTTGAAGAAAACCTTTTATAATATAATAAGTTTGATTAGGTGTTAATTCTGGAACAGGTTCCGATCCCGCTGGAACTCTATAAATTACCGCGTCACCATCATCAAATTCATGAGTTGTAAGCAACGTTTGACCGTCAGCTTCAACAAATTCTATTTCATCTCCAATAGAATTATAGCTAGACATATTACTTGGATTGAAAGATGGTGAATATGTTGCCCATTTTGCTTTGCCTTGTGAAATTGACCATCCATCGCCTTTATTCCAAGCGGCATCAGCGGCAAAATTTCCATTGTTTATAAGATTTGAACCTTGCGTTGTTGACAATGACCATTCAAACAAACGCCCATCATCTGAATGATGAGCAATCAAATTTTGACCGAAATTATCTAATTGCCACACTGACGCTTCTTGCGGAATAGTATCAGAATTTACTGGTCTTGGGTTGCCGTAATAATCTTGACCATAATAACCAAAGCCATAACCTGTGTTGACCGCCGCGCTTTCTCGACCTGTTGCCAAATCATCTGGCGTGATATTATAAGCAACGCCCGCGCCTGTCATAACTTTCAATTCATTATAACTGCCGCCCGCTAACCAAGCTGTTCCATTATTTGATTGCCACGAGTGCATCCCTCTTATTGGGTGTTCACTAAACCCATTTTTTCTTGCTTCCCAACCGCCAATTGGCCTCATTGAACCATCTAACCATCTTACAAGACTGCCATCCCGCCAACGATTTGAACCTTCAAGATCAGTTCCATTTCTATAAAAACCAGCTTGCAAATCTATTGGGACTATTGGCATTGCGACCTCGATAATAAAGTGTTTCTTGATTTATTGCCGTAAAATTTGCCATCAATGTTGCAATTTTTACATGGATTTATGTTTCGTTCTTTTTGCAATTTATTTCTATATTCATTGAATATTGTGCTATTTAACCAAATATCTTTCAAATTTTGTTTCATGACATTACCCATTGAAACCGATTTTTTCCAATCATGACAGCATAATAACACATTTCCATCATAATGTATATTCATTGCATAAAACGGCATATTACAACCCATAATTCTTTCATTTGTGACAAAATTATAACCGCTTCTGTTGCTAAGATGAACAAACCCATAATTATCTTTTTTATCTAAATAATAATGTTGCAAAAGGTATTTGGATTTATCCACGGATTTAAAAATTTCATTAAAACGTTCAATTTGTTGTTCGTACATAGAAACAAATATTTTATTTAAACCAATTTCGTACAAATCTTGCATTTTGGATCGTGTTAATCTGTCTCCGTTCGTTACAATGTGAATGTTTTGTTGCCACGGCAATTTTTGTCGCAATATTTCTATCGCTTCAAACAAATAATTGTATAATAACGGTTCGCCAAACCCACAAAACACAATCCTGTTTTTATATTCTAATTTTGCCAATTCATTTGCAATTTTTCTTATTACGGATAAATCCATATGCAAATTTTGATTGGGATAACCCTTTGAACGTGGGCAAAATTCACAAGAAAGATTGCATAATTCGGTTACCATCAAATCAATAGACAATAATGACGAAAATGGATTATCCATAGAAATCCGCCGCTCCATAACGTCAAACATATCGTTTCTATCGTCTTTTATGTATTGATTTGCTTCCACAATTTGTTGCGCCAATCTTTGCTTTGTATGTCAATTGTTATTTCGTTATAATACCAAGACAAGAAACGAAGCAAATCTTGTTTTTCTGGCGTTTTATCGTCAATTTCGTTTGTCGCGTCTTTAATAACGCTAGATATTTCGCTCCACGGCATATTTCTATAGCTGAATGTTGGTTTATTATGTAACAAACCCAAAAAATTTACGCCGCTACAAGCACTGATCAAACGTTGACATTTTTTTGCCAAATCATTCGTGTTTATGTCATCAACAAAATGTGTATATTCACAAACCAAACCGCTTTTTTTAAAAATCTCCCAATCATGCGCGTCATTTGATGATGGGTGAGCTGAAAATATAACATGACGTTTTGTATTTTTTGCATATCGCAAAACATCTTGCGTTTCATTTCTATCTTTTGTTGTTGGTTGTTGCATTACAAACAAATCAAAATTGTCTGGTAAATTTGCCCAATTGGGTTTGTTTCTTTTAATCCCAAATTTGTTATTTTCTAACGACAAATAAAAATCAAGAATTGTGCTGTCTATATCGTAATTTTTATATTCGTTTTTATATGGGTTGTTTGTCCCAAGATAATCAAACCAACCTTGCCCCGAAATGTGAACATATTCAGCTTTTTTTGAGCAAGAGAAATGATGAAAATTTGGTGTTCCTTCGCTATAAACAAACGTGTCAGCATACGCATCTAAATTTTGCCGATTTACAATATCAATGTGAATTGCTTTTATTTCTGTTTTAAATAATTCGTCTTCAAATTTTTTAACATCAACAGCTTTACGCAATTTCGGCATCTTGTCTTGTCTGTATATTGCCCAACCTCTAGCGTATGGTCTAAACATTTTGTTCAACAATAAAACTGTTCATCGTAATTCGAATATGATTTCCAGATTTGAAATTGTGCCATGTTTGCCCTGTTTCACCCGCAAACACCATTGTTCTTTTTGGTTTCCATTCAATTTCTTTAACAAAGTTTTTATTTTTATCATACAACAATGTGCCATGTGATTTGACGGGATGAATGTATGTAACAAACGATAATATTTTTCTTTTGATTTCATCGTGTATTCTGTATTCATGATTTGGTAAATTAATGCTTATATCAGTTTCAACGACGGGATTTTTTACTTTTCTGTGTTTGAATTTATCAAGATAATTTAACAAATTTACCGATGTGCTTAATTTTTTTGTTAATGGTATTTTATCAAAATTAAATATATTCATTGTTTTTTGACTTACATAAAATGGGTTTGCTTTTATGTATGCAATCAATTCGTTTTTTATTGTGTCGGTATCATATAAATCATCAATAATTAAATGATGCCAAGGATTATTACATTCGTATTCCAAAAGAAAACCTTACATTTTCGGTAAAAATAGAATGCCAAACAGGTGTTTCAAATTCTCTTATTGTCCAACCTTTTTCGTCTTTGTCATATAATATTATGCCGTTTTCATCTTTATAAGCAAACCAAGCATTTCCGTTTGTATATGTATAATATCGCCGAACGCCTTTATTATCGCTGTTTGTGTGCCATTTCATTAATGTATTTGGTTTGTAAACAATGCTGTTTGTTAATTCTTTGCCGCCGTTTTTTCTGCACCATTGACGCAATAAAATTCTTGCTTCCACTCTGTCTTCAATAATAAAATCTTTATCATAACAGAAATTTGGCGTTGCTGTTTCTGGGTGCGGCACATCAACATCAGGAATTTTTGCGTCTAAAAATTCTTGTTTTGTATTGCCATTATCTTGTGAAAGAAATCTTTCCCATGTTTGTTTTGTAAAATTGATAACATCTTTTAATTCAATAATGTCATCTTGCCCGACAATTATTTTTCTCATTATAACGAATTAATTATGTCTTCAGCTTCTGGGTTTTTTGGAATTTCTGGTTCAACATATTTTTCAATTCCAATTTCATCTGCCATTTTTTTTAATTCACCATTATCAATTGTATTGTCAACATCATCATTAGCAATTGTGTATGGCATCCAACCATGATCGGGATGATCTATTTCACAATCAATATTGCCTTCAGCGTTGTATTGTGGGTTTCTTATTTGTTTTATTTCCATCATGAAATTCTTTCATATAAACCCGCACGAATATAATTTACCGTTGTTGTTGGGTTGTCATTGTAATTGTATGTATTTGATCGTGATGATGGAGACAAACATTTCCACGTTCCCGATCCTGTTGAATTTCCAAAACTTATATTAGAACCAGAATAATTTGTTCCCGCCGCGTGTGTATGTGTTCCATTTGAACTTGTTGATGGACCTCCTACACCAAGACTTCCAACAGTATTAAAACTTGGGCCAGATGAACCTGTGGAAGGTATTGTTGCCGATGTTAAACCTGTCACATGACCGTAACCGTCTAACGTAACATCTTGTATAACCGTTGTTCCAGAATTGTTAACGCTACTTTGTGATGATGTGTCTTCATGATTTATCGTTACTGTTGTTGCACCTGATTGGTTTACGGTAAAATTACCGCCGCCAGTCAATGCATTACCCGCGCTAATTGTTATTTGTCCGTTTCCAACCGATCCAGATGATGCTTGAATGAATGTGTTTATGTCACTCATGCTGACCTGTTTCATTGTGCCGCCATCATTAAAAACAACTCTATCACTAGAAATAATTGTTGTTGATGTGGCGTTTGTATTTCCATCAAGAACATTTATTTCATCACCTGTTGACGTTATCGCAACGCCACCAACTTTCCATTGTCCTGATGTTAGATTGGGAGCTATATCTCCTGTCGTACCGTTTACGCTGTCCGTAATTGTATCAAGTGCCTGATTTAACGTTTCCCCCCACGTGTCTTGACTTCCGCCGACTGTTGGTTTGGTTATTGTAATAGCCATTGATCGCTCCTTTTTGTGTTACCATATCACAATTTTTTTAAATCGTCCAATTACACATTTTTTTCTGGCCAATTTTGTGATGGTGGTTCGGGTTTATCTGTTGTGTTTGAATTTGGAATTATTTGTTCGGTATATGTTTTTGAAGGCAATGGAGGTGCATCTGTATACGTTTTTGGCGAAATCAATTGCTCTGTGTATATTTCTGGCGGCGGTGTCAATGTCATGAATGGAAATCTTGCTTTTCCTACATCTGGCGCACCCATATTTACATCTGTTGGCACGATAACATGATTTTGTGACAAAACGCCTAACGATACAATTGGATTTCCCATTGTCACAGGTGGCGCGCTAAATTGTTCTTGTTCAAAAATTGTTAATGTTGGAACGTCAACATTGCCCAATGTAACATTATCACCAACCAATACAAAATTCACTGTTAACGATGTACTGTCAACAACAATTGGCTGTGTAATAACATCGTTTGAAGCAAATTCATAATTTTCGCGTAAAATTGTTGTGTCAATTGTTGGATTGCCAAACGTTATGTCAGCCGCCGCAAATGCATATTCTTCAACTAATGCTGTTGTATCGACCGTTGGGTTGCCAAGAGTAATGTCATTTGCCGATAACGCAAAATTAATAGTTAAATTTGTCGTATCGACTGTTGGGTTTCCTGTTGTAACGTCATTCCCAGTCAATGCGTGATTTTGCGTCAGCACGCCGCTTTCAACGT